TTATAACACCAGGATTAATAGTAGGGCCTAGAGTTGCGCTTGCCGGGTCAAAGTAAGTTGAAAATATAGTTTTAACTTTATCTTTTATAACTGAAGGTACAACTTTAGCATTATCATTTAAAGTTATAATTAATGTAGAACTAGCTACATCGGTTAAGGTTAATTGTTGATACTGGGAACCTACTGAAACAGCTTTATACACAGGGTCCATTATAATGACCTGAGAAGTAAGCATTTTTTTATCTTCTACGTTAGTTATAATGAGTTGTTTTTGAGCGGGGGTTAAATAGCTAACGTAATTAACATTTAAGAGTTTAGTTGCTTTAGGTAAAGCGTAAACATAAACATTATTAAAGTTACAGCTATCTGCAAAGTATACCTGATTATAGAGCACTCTATAATCACTGCCTGGGTTGGTTAACCCTATATCGTAAAGATATTTGATATGATTGGTAATATAACTATTGTTATTATAGACCTTTATGTCATTTATAATATTTGCAAAAGCTGATTTAATATAAGATACAAAATCGTCTGGGGTAACTAAGCGGAACTGAGATTTAAAAGACGCAGGGGCATATTTACGAATACTGTCTACGCTTTCTATTGGCGTATATGAGGTAGATAAATTATCATTAACGTAGTTTAAAGTAGTAATATTTGCATCGGTTAGAAGTGTTAAATCTGAACTTATAACATTACCTGCAATTTGATTGAATTGTACTGTATTGTAAAGAGCTGATTGACGCCCATTAATTGCGCCGGTACCTACTTCTCCTGTAGAGCCTAAAGTTTCTAAATAATAAACTGCAACAATGTCGTTAAGTTTTAACTGACGACCATTTATATTGTCTCCGAACTTTAATTCGTAATTTTTATTTTCATTAAGTCTAGCCTCAAACTTAGTAGCCGTAGCGTTTTCCAAATATAAAGATTCAGTACGAGACCATTGCACCCACAAGCCGGTATCAATATCTTTAACATATACGTCTATATTAAAATGGTCTATAATATTGTTGCTGCCTGGTATAACGAACACTATTTCGTTAGATTCCCCTCTTGCAGTATATAGTGGATACTCTATATATTTGCCCTGATACAATAGATATTGATTACTGATTTCAGTTAAAGCTTGAGTGCCAGTAATAGTTTTAGTAAAAGTAACATCAGTGTTGAACGAATAAGGTACGTTACCTGCTCGTATATAGGTGTAACGCGGTATAGTGTATGTACCTATTCCTAACTGAGAAGTAGCTGATACGGCAAAACTTAAAGTGGGGGACTGTGCACCGACAGGCGAGTAATTTAAAAGTTTTACTATACGATTCATATTTTCGTATAGCTGAGCTTCGCTAAACATTGAATCAGTTGCGGTCTGATTCATATAATACATTAAAGTATGAAAAGAATAAGATACTATATTGTTTATAGCATTAAGATTTGAGCCCTCGTAAGCTTGATCAGTAAATAAACCGCTGTTTGAGAGTTTAGCGCGTATAAATTCTTTTAACGAAACAGCATCAAATGCAACGTATTCGTTTTTACCTATATTAAGATCTGTTGAATCTGATGCTGTATTCATTTTATGCTAGTAGAGAAAATCCTTCTCGGTTTAATGTTCCAACTATTTGTACGTTTTTGTTTAAAGATGGCACAGAAATACTTAATGTAATAGTATACATTTGCTCGTCAGGATTTACTTCTACGTTTACATTCTGCACTCTTATTCTAGGCTCATATAGGGATACATCTTTAACGATTTTAGCGCCTATAATACGAGCTATAGTAGAAGAAGCAGGCTCGAACAAATACTGTAATAGATTTAATCCGTATTCTGGGTTTAATAAGTTTTGACCAGGTAGGGTATTGAATAATGTTACGACAGAGTTTTTTATAGCGCTCATGTCGTAATCAGCTTTAACGTCGTTATTTATTGGATTAGTAAAATCTAAGTGTAAATCAGAATATAAATACTTGTTAGTAGTTACCTCTGGTTTCCTAAAGACATTAAAATTAATACTTGCCATTTTTTAATACTTAGGAATAGATGGTAAAAACCATAAGTAATATTACATAATTTATGAAGAACAGTAAATTCGTTCCGCTGTATGAAACAATCTACAATCGCTTTAAGCAAGGTAGCGGATTCTTAGAAGGAGATGTGGTCAAACTGAAGTCTAATTTTAAGTCTACTGAGGGGTATAAAGCTTTACCTGAGACTATAAAACAGCGTCTAGAAGACATTTCCAATTCAGAATACAATCTTCGTCTTGGTAGATTACATTCTCCACACAATCAGTATGGTTCTTATGGTCATCTTAATTTGCCTGCTACCCATGCTGATCTTTATCAAGAAGTAGCACCTGGTAATTTCGGTAACCTCGTTACAGTACCTCTAGATTTACTCGAAGAAATCGATACCGGGGTAAATCTTCCTCCAGTATCTCCAAAAAATAAGCGTACTGCTAATGAAGCTCCTTATCAAAAGCCTACTAAGAAAGGTACTAATAAGGATCCAATGACCGATGAGCAGACAAAAACAGGGGAAAAGCAAAACCATACTCCAAAAGGGGATTATGAATTAGCTACTAAAAATAAGAAACTTCCTAATTCAAACGACTACGACGACGAAAAACCTTCTAAATTTAAACCACTTGAAGGTAATCAAGCTAAACCAAAGACTTTAGAAGAGGCTTATGCTACAATATGGAATGAAGATGTAGCAGTGTCTGCTCCAGATGTCACAGAGGGTAGTGAAAAACTTTTACTTGGTAAAAGACAAAAAGTTACTGAGGATATGGTAAAACCAGAATGCTGGGATAGACAGAATCAAACAGCTATTGGAGAATGCTGGAATGAGGATGGTTCTCTAAAGCAAGAATGCTGGTCAAACAAGAGTATGGCTTAAACCAACTACACAGCTGAAAAAATTAATTTCCTGATCCATAACTAAAGCAGTTCTATAAAGACTTTCCGAGACTTGCAGCAATGCAAGTCTTTTTTTATCATCAGAAATATTACTCTTATACACTGCGTTAAACAAGTCTTTAAGCAGCTTAGGGTAATCATTACCGAATGTTTGTTCATTTTCGATAACGAGTCTACGTAAAGACATTATATTTTCTTTAGTTAATATTTTCTCAAGAATTTCTTGAGCAAACTCTTCATTATTAATTGAGTTCTTTATACAAAGCTTATTATCAATAATATTACGCTGCACGTAATTAATAATTCTGCGTAGATCGGGATAATTATAGCGTATTACCTCTTTAAGCTTTTCAATCTGATCTCCTTCGAATACTACCTTTTCATTATTTAATATATAAACTATTCGCTTAGCATATTCTTTAATAGGAGCAGTAAAATCAGTAAAAACTTGACAGCGAGATTGAATAGGCTGAATAATACGATGTAAATAATTACCAGTGAGAATAAAACGGGTATTACCGGCGTATTCTTCCATAACATTACGCAAAGCTCTCTGACCTGCATCTGTAAAGTTATCGAACTCGTCCAAAAAGATAATCTTAATCTTTCCGTCAATGCTCTTAGTTTGCGCAAACGATAGTATAGAAGTACGCACTTCGTCAATACCGTTCTTTTCGCTAGCGTTAATGTATAGGTACTGTGCATCTAAAATTTCATTGATAATAACCTTTGCTAAAGTGGTCTTACCAGTACCTGCATTACCAATTAGAAGCATATTAGGTATTTCTTGCTTCTTTCTACACTCTTCAACAAAAGAACGTAGAGTATCAGTAAGAACCATATCGGCCAGATTGGCTGGCCGATATTTCTCTACCCAAATATTTTTAAGCTGTTCGTCGATAGACATTATTTTTTATCAGACGATCCAAAACCCTTTTCACCACGGGCTGTTTCGTGCACTTTCATTGACCACCCTACATTTGATTGTATTAGTGGGTATACAATTAACTGAGCAATCTTGTCACCTGCTTTTACGGTATAGTCTGCTTTACCGAAATTATAAAGTTTAATACCCATATCTCCACGGTATGAATTATCAATAATACCAAAATGTGGAGCAATGCTATGTTTAAACCCTAAACCAGATCTACCTTCAACTCTAAACCAATAACCTGGTGTAATATAAGCTAGTTTGAGTCCAACAGGCACTACTGCAGACCCTCCATAAGGAATAATAACATCTTCTACCGATGTTACATCAAGCCCTGAATCTCCTTGAAAAGGATTATTGTGGTTATACTCAGGAAGTACAGCCGCATCATGAGTCATTACAAATCTAATATCTACTGGATACATGATGTTATATTAACCTCTTAGAAGCTGATCTCCACCGAAAGTATTAGTATTTTCATTAACACCGATCGCTTGATTAGCCTGCAACCAGGCAATAAGTTGATTGATCTTATCGGCTTTTACGATAAAAGTGCCAAAGCCTTGCACGTTTACAATTACATCTTTCATAGGTAATTCATTATAGAGAAACTATTTGATTAATCAAACCTTGCCATAAGTATTTTAAATGAATCCGCCTCTGCCAGATAATGCTCCGTCAGATAATCAAAATGTTATTAATCAGATAGATTCTTTTATCGCGGGCTTAAATAAGCCACCGGATACTACTATAGCGACAGCGGTTGTTACTAGAGTTAATACCCAACAAACTAATAACGAAATTCAAGTAGATACCCCAAAGACAGATGAGGAAATACAAGCGTTTGTAATTAAGCATTCAGCTCAATTAGCAGCTTTAAGTATTAAGAGTGTTCAAGACTTACAAAAAGTAACTGTAGCAACAGGAGACCCAGAACAAATGACTGGTTTAGCGAGTTTAATTGCGGCTGGTGCAGGGGCTATAGAGACTATTAACAAAATACATATACAAAACAAAAAAGCAGACATAGCAAGAGAGGTTAAGAGACTAGAACTTGAAGGTAAAAAAGAAATACAAAAACTTAAAAACGATGGATATCTTAATTTACCTCAAAACAGTACAAATATATTAATAGCTACAAGAGAAGAAATAATTAAAGAATTAACCGGTAAGGCTAAAAGTAAGGCTAAAGAAACTACTAGCGTCGACGACGGTTCGATCGACGTACAGGCGCAGGAGCAGCCACAGCAGGTACAGGTGCTGGAACTGGTTCCGGCTCCGACTGCTTCTTCTCCTTTGTCTTAGTATAAATAGATACTCCTACCATACTTAATATTGTAATTCCCACCACTGTTCCTATTACCCAGGCTGGGGCAGTAGCTATAGTATATGCTAAAGCAAAGGAAGATATAGATACAATACCCATATTGATGCTTTTCATTAAGCCTGCAGCTATAAGAAATAATATACCTACCCCCACTAAAGCTTTTATCATATAGCTTATATACTCTTGTTTTTGAGCTTCTTTTGCTAAAGCTAATTTGTCATCTGCTTCTTTTTTAAGTCGTTCAATTTCTGCGTTTTTTTCAGCTGTGAGTTTATCTATTGCAATTCTACTTTCAGCTCTTATTTTGACTTTTTCTTCTTCTTTTTGTTTAATTAACTCGGTAGCTTTATTATATGCTTCTGCTGCAGCCTTAGATTCTTCAAATAATTTATCATATTTTTTAAGTAATTCAGCAGAAGACTTTTTGCGGTCAACATCAACTTCTCGTTTTATTTGGTCCTGTAAACTTATTGGTAAAGGATCTAAACGATACATATTTTCTTTAGCCCTAAAATGAGCAATAGCGATATCTATATCGGTATCTTTTTTAGCTTCAGTAGCGTATACTATACCGTAATTGGTTTCGCTAATTTTTCTAAAATTAGCATTGTCTATTTCTTCTCTTTTCTTATAAGCATCTGCCAAGCTTTTACGAAATTCTTCATATTCTTGCTCCATTTTTTTACGAGCTTCCTCTACTTTTTTTTCTGCTTCGCTTAGCTGATTTACCCCGGATTTATCTTTATTAGCAGATGCTACAGCCCCTACGCTACTACTTCCACTACCTAGACCTTTCCAGGCTTCGGGCATTTTAAGCCCAGGCACTAAACTGCAACCTACAAAGAATAAAGGGAAAAGTATTATTACGATGCTTCTCACTAAAATATTTACACTAAAAAAGGAGAGATTACTCTCTCCTTTTTAACTCCTTTGGTAATTTATGTTGTTTATGCCTCACAACTAGCACAAGATAATATAGAACGTGCAAGCTCTTGCGCGGGATTTGCTGAGCGCTGATAATAAAGACTTTTAATACCGTTCTCCCAAGCAAATATTAACAAGTCATTTACGTCTTTCGGCTTAGTATTAGGGGGAATCATTAGATTTAATGATTGACCTTGATCAATATACTTTTGCCGCGCTGCTGCTTGAATAACAATTTCCTTCTGACTGATTTCTCCAAACGTTTTAAATACATCTTTTTCTTCTTGTGTCAAAAAGTCGAGGTGCTGTACCGAGCCGCCTTTTACGAGTATAGACTTCCAGGTATTATCTGTATTTTTATCTTTATTCTTAAGTAGCGCTTCTAGATAAGGGTTCTTGTAGGTAAATTTACCTTTAGCGAGATCCTTAACAAAATAATTAGAGTTAAGAGGTTCTACTGAAGGAGAGGCTTGTCCAAGAATAAATGAACTCGATGTGGTAGGTGCAACAGCAAGTGTAGTTACGTTACGACGACCGTACCCCTTAAGCAAAGGAGCTTCCCCGTATTCCTTAGCTAAATCTTCAGATGCTTTATCTGCCTTTGTACGTATAAATTTCCAAATTTGAGTGTTAAGAAGCTTAGCTTCCATAGACTCAAATGCAATCATTTTAGACTGTAAATAAGTATGCCACCCAAGAGAGCCAATACCAAGAGCTCTTTGATTAATAGCAAAGTTTCTTGGATGGGTCATAAACTTCATCTTTTCGGTCTTATTAATAAATTCAGTCATTACCGAATCGAGAAAGTATACAAGCGTTTCAACCGCGTCAGTTTCTTTCCATTCATCCCACTTTTCAAAATTGAGAGAAGAAAGATCACAAACAAACGATTCTTCTGGGCCGTTTGAAAGCATAATTTCGGTGCAAAGATTACTATGATGTATCTTTAACTCTTTATCTTTATAGACTTTAGGGGCTTGTTTATTAGCATTATCTGTAAAGAAAATATACGGGTAGCCGGATTCGAACCGCTTTTTAATAACTAGACCCCAAACACGACGCTTTTCTTTATCCCCTTCAACCATTGATTTAAACCATTCATCTGAAATACAGACTCCAATAGAAAGGTTTTGAATAGTATCGCCTTCCTTACGAATATTAAGAAACTCTTCAATATCCTTATGATCAATAGGCAGATATGCTGCAAATGAGCCACGACGCACATTACCTTGAGAAATATAATCAGTAAGCGACTCAAATACAGTAAGTTGATGATGTACCCCGGTAGATTCTCCTCCTGAACTAATCTTAGCACCTCGATGACGAATAGCACCGAAAAAGCCAGAAGTACCCCCGCCAGCTTTAGACATAGTACCTACTTCTGAAATTTTATACAGAATAGCATCCATATCATCATCAACATATGAACCAAAGCAGGATATAGGTAAGCCACGCTTACGACCAAAATTTGCCCAGATGGGGGATGCAAGAGAATAAAATCCTCTATGCATATAGTTTTCAAATTTATCTGCAAAACCTTTTAGCTTAAGATAGTCTTGCGCAGACTTAGCAATATCTCTTATACGTTGTTCTGCTGTCTCATTTTCTAAAAGATAACCTCGTGCGAGGAACTTTCTCGAATCAGTATTCAGCCAATAGATATCCTTATTAGTCATATGCGTAAATTGTACTTACCTACAGTTTAATTAAAATAAATCGTCAGCAGAAAAACTTTGTGATTTTTTCGAGTATTCTACAGGACGAGAATGAAAAAAGTCGGTCATATTGTTACCGAGTAATTCCTCGTTAAACCAGGCTGTATCTTTAAGTAATTCGTTATTAGGTTCGAAAGCCGGGGGAAAATTAATACCTCTAAGAGATTCATTAATGCGATCCTTAATAAATTCCTTAAGATGAGCGGCAGATAAGCCTTCTTCTTGTACTCCGTTGACCATCCAATCAATAATTTTAGCTTCACTTTCGTACGCTTCCACAGCTTCATGCAGTACTCTTTCTTCAAGCTCCTTATCAAAGAGCTCAGGGTATTCTTCCCTAATAGTGTTAATAATTTTCATACCAACAAGAGCATGAATGTTTTCTTCATTACGGGTATACTTTACTTGCTGATCAGTGTCTTTAAGGACGTTTTTATTACGAGCAAACCAATTAATAACGTAGAACTGACTCATCAATGATACATTCTCTACAAATAAAGTAAAGAGAATAAGAGCATAAAGATACTGCTTTTCTTTACCTTTATAATAACGATGAGTATATTTCTTAAGATATTTTACTCGACCTTGAATCCATTCCAATTTAAGATTCTCTTCAAAGACTTCTTCCAATCCAAGCACAGTGAGAAGTCTCTCATAAGCATTGTTATGAATAACTTCTGTGTTAGCCATAACATATCCTAGATCTTGCAAAGCTGGATGAGGAAGATTCTCACCAAGTTTAGCCCAGAACGTCTTAACCGCTACTTCAATTTGACCAATAGCAGATAGAGTACGAATAATAATTTCGCGCTCTTGCTCGGTAAGATTTACTTTAAATTGTTGTACATCAGATTTAAAGCTAAATTCTTTATCTGTCCAGAAACCATTATGCATTGACTCAATAAAGTCTTCAGTCCAGGGATATTGATTAGGCTTACGCGAAATTTGTTCGTTAAAAATCATAGGAATATTATTTACGTATTGTAAACGAGTTTGATCTTTTTTCTATAGAAAAAAGTTGTAAATTATTTGCCAGGGAGTTTACCGGTTTTAAAAGGCTTATCCCTTTTTATTGTAAAGCTCTAATTTTTTTACAATGAATTTAACTATTTCACTTCTTACAATATCTTCTTCTGTTAAATAAAACACATGAATACCTTTTTCTCTACTTTCTTGGTCGCTAAAAATATTACACATTTTTTCAAATCCTGATTTGCCGTTTATATCTGACTGCATTGGGTCTCCGCAAACAAAGAGTTTGCTGAAGTGCCCGACCCGTGTAAGAAGAGTGGTTAGTTCTTTAAACGTACTATTTTGAGCTTCATCCATTATAATACCTTTTGCGTTCCAGCTTAAGCCTCTAAGAAACCCGGTTGGTTTACCGTCAATACGTTTTTCCTTTAACAATACATTAATATCAGCTGCAAACAAAAGCTCATCTAGTTTTTCCATTAAAGGTTCAAGATAAGGAGTAAGTTTTTCTTCAGCACTGCCTGGAAGGTATCCCATTTTATTATCGCTGCTTTCTACAATAGAGCGAATATAAACTAAATCGCTAACTTTTTTAAGATTCATTAGCTCGAGAACTGCTAATGTTGCTAAAAAACTCTTACTGGACCCGGAAGGCCCAGATATAAACATAATTTTAGTATTATTATCTAAAGCTAATTTTAAGAATTCTTTTTGTTTATTTGTTAAATCCGGTCTCTGTCTTATTATAACCGGTCTTTCTAATTTTTGGGCCTGATGGACTATTGGGCTTTTGTCTTTGGCATTTTCGTTATTGTGAGTTTGTTGTTTCTGTTTAAGCAAACGTTTCTTTTTACTCATCTATAATATTTACTGTAAACAATAAATAATATATATATGTTTAAGCAATTTGATTCCAAAGTCAGTAATCTTTTAAAAGAATTTACTGAAACTTTTCCTGTAGAAGTGCAGGAAAAAAAAGGCGCTCGTTGCACTAAGGTAACCGGTCAACAGGCGTCTACCCGTAGGGATAAAAAATATATGCGCTGCACACGTGTAGGTGGTAAACTAAAAAGAGTGCATTACGGGGATCCTAATTTACGTATTAAGAAGTCTAACCCAAAGCGTCGTAAATCTTTTAGAGCACGCCATAAATGCTCAACCGCTAAACCTGGTACAGCAAAATATTTTAGTTGTAAAAATTGGTAATTATTGATTGTATTTAAGATTTATACTTCCGAATACACCGGCATTTATAGCATTTGCGAGTCTTGAATCAGCGTCTGGATAGTAAACTACTTGAGTTGCCGTAGGCATATAGTATATTTATGTATGTACGACTACCTTATTGTGGGTT